GAATGAAAGCCTGCTGCGCGTTGTCCCTGCCCAGTTGAAACTGGTTTTGTTGAGCGTCTCTTCCCAACTGCAACATGCGGTCGTAGCCAGCTTGCTGGGCGGCATACTTCTGTTGGTTCTGCTGCAACACCAATTGCTGTCCATACTTCCGAGTGGCAGAGTTGGAAGGTGGCACAACGCCTGCCGCATCATGTCTGAATACTATTCCCATTATTGACTCTTTCTCGCTTTATGGATCGCCTGATTCAGCTTTGCCTTTCGATGGGCACACCCGCACTTACCCCTGCGCCATCGCCTGTACGCTCGCCCAACTGGCCCTAGGACTCGTTCTATAAAATCACCAAGGCCATCGATTCTCTGTCCATGCAACCGGCCTTCATCCCAAGCCTTACGGTAGTGAGGCTTGCTGATACAACGCTGGCGCGCCACTTCTGTCTTTTCTAACTTGTGACGTGCACACCAGCCAGCTACCGGGCAGCTACATGGCTTTGGCTCTGTGTCCATGCTTTACTCTGTGATCGTGATTGTATAGGTACCGGACGTGCCTGGTCCCGATCCGCAGAAACAAACCAAGTCTAGCGGACCAACAGAGTATGGACCAAAAACCCATTCAAGTGGATCACACGTCACGTATCCTGGCGGGCGAGGATCTTGGAAAAACCCGTCAGAGTTATTGCAGCCAATGTCTACCACAAGGCTAGCCGTAGTCGGGTCGTTTGTGTCAGACGGGCAGTTGAAAATGAGCGACCATGTTCCGCACGGTGTCACTACCCCTGATTCCCAGCGACCTGTAAGGCGATTCCATGTGAGCGTAACGTCGGCCAGTAGCGCCGCGAGCCTGCCAGTTCCAACCATATGCGCGTTCAATATCGGCGGAATGTAAAGCCCACTGCAATTGCACAAGCAGTTCCCGCAGTCGGGAAGCGTCTGCATGTGGTGTTCGAAAAAGAAGTTGTCGACGCGAGTGTCGCTGTCCAGTGCTTCCATTCCGCATTGGTAACCACCACCGATGATCGAAGGATCAACGAAGACCAGCGACAGCACGCAGTTGCTGACTGTTCCGCAGAATTCATTGTCCGCAATCTTGGCCGTTATCTTGCGGGTGAAGCCTGTCAGCCCCGAGATCGTGGCCGACGCCAGTGACGTGTCTGCGCCGCCGCTCACCTTTCCAAGACTCAGGATCGAGGTATTGGCACCCTGCCGTTCGAACTCGACGTAGTGGTAATTCTGATCGTCGGTCGCGTTGACTAGCACCCGCCACTTCCGGCCGCTGCCCTCTACTTCATCGACGGTATCCATGTAAACGACCATCGATTCAGACGGCGTTGGGTGAACGGTGTTGAAGATAGCCACGCCGGCCGCTGTCGATAGTGCCGTGTTGCTGTCGATACTCCAGTCGGTTTCGGTCCAGTCGCTTCCAAGCGTGCCAGCATCGGCTCGGTTGAAATTATCCGAGTCGATTATGCAGCCTTCACCATCACAGCAGCATCGCCTGGTTGTCATTACTCACACTCCCGATACACCGCTGTATCCGGATCGCAGCAATGGTCATCTGCCGCCCAGAATTTCACCAGCTCATCGCAAGCCTTTTCCGTGTCCATGGAAGCCGCCCACAACTCGTGCGCCCATACGGTGTAGTCGGTAACATCGATATCTAGGATGCATCCCTTGCGGTCATGCACCCTAACCGTTGTTCCGATTAGCAATGGGTCTGACGATTCGAAAACGAGCAGGTCAGCGTATTCAAGTCCATCATGGTCACCACTGGTTTCGGTGCCAACAGCCGTAGCCACACCAGTCAGCGTGCGAAGTGCACGAACGGAATCAAGCAACAGCCAGTTGATTACCTTGTTGTTGTGGTCGTACAGAATTTCAATCACGTCAGTCAACTCTTCAGGCTGACCACCATCCAGACCACCCCCGGTAACCTTTCCTGGATTCTGACCAACACGCCATTCAACAGCGACTGGCGATGGTGGTGTATAGACAACCTGACGGAAATCAGCGAATCCTGCATTGCCCTGAGTCGGCAACAGGGCAGGATAAATCTCTGCGATCTTGTATGTGCCTATCGAACGGTTTCCGAATGGCTTCGCGACAGAGATACCCGGCTTGTCATCGTCGCCTTCCGCGTAATCAACAAACCGAAGTATCCTTGTGTCAAACCCACGGCAAATTACGTGATTGGTGTAGATGTCCTCTGCCGCCACCTGCATCATCGCGCAGTACGGAACCGTTCCGTCCTGGCGCAGATTGGCATTCTCGCCTTGGATGGGGTTGAATGGCGACGGTATCTTGAAGTTGGGGGTGGGGCGCTTGCGTTTGCGGAATATTATTGCACCACCTTTCCATGCGTGTCACAATAATGCGAACAGCCAAGCGATTGGGGTCGCTGGGCTGCTCTCACACAATCCAACTTATCAGGAGCTGAATTATGTCTACGGACAAGTCTACTGCGTTGCCACACCGAGTTAAAGACGAGACTGGCAATATCTATGGGAAACTGACGGTCATATCGTTCATTGGAATCCGTGGCAACAACGCTCGTTGGCTCTGCCGATGTGAATGCGGAAACGAAGTGAATGTTCGCGGCGCAATGCTTCGCTATGGAAATCATCAGTCGTGCGGTTGCACCCGCCACACAGCAAACGACTTGTACCACACAGCCGAGCATCGCGCATGGTCCAATCTGATCCAACGATGTACTAACGAAACACTCCCTTGTTACGCTAACTATGGAGGTCGCGGAATAACAGTCTGTGAACGTTGGAGAATGTCCTTTCTCGCCTTCTACGAGGACATGGGTCGGAAGCCGTCTCGCAGTCACTCTATTGACCGCATTGACAATAATGGCAACTATGAGCCAAGCAATTGCCGATGGGCTACTCCAAGGCAACAAGTGTTGAACTCTCGCAAAGCTCGATACCTGACACATAACGGGGAAACTCTTTGCATAACAGATTGGGCACTCAGAACCGGCATCAAGCGACTCACGATTGCTGCCAGACTGAATCATGGTTGGAGCATCGACGAAGCGCTGACTCGACCTGTTTCGCCTATCGCTAAATGCCACAAATCACCGTAAGTCCATTATCTGACGTCGCACAAAATCCGGACACTCGTGATCCCGCCTATAACCGCTGTTCCAGATGCACCGTCGTTCACTGCTAACGTGATTCGAACGTCCAGGATATCGCCGGGCGACAGTCCCGATGGAGTCACCACGAAATCAATGTCTGCGAACGTGAGGCTGTTAATAGTCGTCGCAGCCGTGCTGACAAGATCAGAGCCAATAGCGTCATCTGGGTCAGCCTGAAGCTTGAACGCTTCGCAGTCCAAGGTTGCCGATGTGCCCGCGACGGTGGTGATCATCCCTGCCTTTAAACGCAGCGTGACGCTTTCACCAGCCACGTAGTCCCAAGGCAGTTGCACCAACACCCTTGCTCGCTTGTTGGTCGCGCCAGCAGTCTTCAGGTCCTCTGTTCTCAGCGACGGTGTTGCCGAGCCGAAAGTTCCACCAACCAGCCCAAGATCGTCCGCTGAAGGCGTTCCTGGCAGCAGTGTCTGCATCGCATCCCACACGCGGAAGTCAGTTAGCGGAATAGGAAACGCTTGCAGTTCTGCCAGCGCTAGGATGTCAGCTTTGGGTATTGCAGGTGATATCCCATCACCAACGCGAATGGTGCCTGCGACGATGAGATCGCCTGGAATTGAAACTGGAGTTGCCATTGTGAAATTTCCTTTGCAAGACGTTTACGCTAAGCTAAAATGAAACGAGCCGAGGCAGTTGTTGTGAACTGACTCGGCTCTATCACAATCCAACTTATCAGGAGTTGAATCATGTCTACGGGTAATTCTACCGTCTGCCCATCCAGCGTAAAAGACATCGCTGGTGAGCCATTCAATGATCTCACGGCGATTAGGTACGCCGGTTCCAATCTTGGAAGCCAAGCTGGAGCGTACTGGCTGTTCCGTTGTAAATGTGGAGCTGAAAAGGTTCTCAACGGTCGTGCCGTCCGGTCTGGCAATGTGTCGTCCTGTGGGTGCAGCAAGCAGAGAACGGACGAAACTGGCAATAAATACAACAAGCTTACTGTTCTTGAATTTGCTGGCAAAACTAAAGGCGGTGATTCTAGATGGTTGTGTCAGTGTGAGTGTGGCAACAAGACGACCGTGGCTCGTGGCGATCTTCAAAAAGAGTCGATCAAGTCTTGCGGCTGCCATCGCGCAAGTGCCGGTGGCGGATGCAGTACGCCAGAACACAACTCGTGGCGTGAAATGAAGGCTAGATGTTACAACCCGAACGACACCGGATACCACTGGTACGGTGGGCGAGAAGGAGGCGGCATACGCATATGCGCACATTGGCGACATTCGTTTCCACAATTTTTGGCCGACATGGGCAAGAAGCCTTCCACTGACCATAGCATTGAACGCAAAAACAACGATGGTCATTATTCGTGCGGTCACTGCGAAGAATGCATTGCGAACGGCTGGCCAGCCAATTGCAAATGGGCGACTACACTGGAGCAAGGCCAGAACACCCGCAAGACGAGACTTCTGACCTGCAACGGTGAAACTCACGGTTTGCGAGAGTGGGCACGAAGGCTTGGAGTCACTCATCGCACAATCGCGAGAAGACTTGACGAACAAGGTTGGACTATGGAACAAGTTGTAAAACATTACACTTCCTAGTTAATCCAGTAGATCAGTGTCACCTAGGGAGTCAACCATCCGCCACCGCTATCGGCCAAGCCACTGATCATTTTTGTCATATCGGCCCACTCGGGCGCCTGGTCCTCTCTGCGTTCGACAAAACCATAAAGTCCGATGAGCAATTTATTGCGTTCATCTAGCTGGTACATCATCAGTTTCATATTCTCAGCAGCAACAGACTTCCATCCATCCAGCCGTTGTGCAGCGGTGTTCATTCTCTCCACGATTGCTCTGTGCTTGTGCTCGGAAAGAATGTTGGCGTTCTGCATGAGCAGATTAGAGAACCTTTCCTTGCCACCAAGAACACTCGTAAGTGCTGACTGCAATTGCTCGAGCAAAGTCGAGTTGACCTGAATCCCAAGCCGCACGTTGGCATCCCTGGCAGCCAAGACGGCCTGTTTGCCAGCTAGTATTCGATTACGGATGTTTTGAAGAAGTTCATACGTGCCAGTGATCAGCGATGCTTGGTACCGCAACACATCCTGGCGAACGCCATGCACTTGGCTTATGCCATCAAGCATCCGTGTTCGCATGCCAAACTGCTGTTGATACAGCCTGTGCTGGTTTTCTAGCTGTTCTCGCATCAATCGATCATTGAGCGACTGAATGTTCTCGTCCCGGTCGCGGAAATTTCGCTGTGTGACATCGACAGGGATCGTTGACATATACAATCCCTTCGAAACGAGCATTTGCATCTGCACTGACAGCCTTGCCGAAGACTCTTCGTTTATTCGAGCGCGTTCCGTCGTTCCGAGATCGTTCAGGAAACCTCGCGATCGCATGTCGTGAACTGTGTAGTCGCTTTCGAGATAGTTCAGTACCGCTTGGTAATCCCCAGCGAACGTGTTAACAAGAGTGCCGGCAGTCGTCTTGATTGCCTCAAGGTCTGCCTCGACAGCCGTGTAATCCGCATCTAGCAGGGCTAGTATGGCCTCGATCTCGGACACATAGGTATTGACGTTGGTGTTCAGCCCAGTCAGCAGTGCGTTGATGGTGACTGCGCTAGCCGCCGCATTGTCCTCAAGTTCGGTCAGCCGCTCATCCATTACCACCAAAGCGGCTTTCGCCTCAACAGCATCGATACCCAGTTGCGACTGGTTGTCTGCGATGAGCGTTTCAATCGCATCCATGTATGTGTCTAGGTCAGCCAGAAAGACACCGGCCTGGGCGTTCTGCTCGGTTGTCTGCGCATCGAACTGATCGTGCGAACTGGCGATCATGTCCGTCCAGTTGGTCAGTACCTCGTTGTACCGTATCTGATTGGCGTCTCTCGCCTCATTGGCTGCGATCGTGTAACTGTTGCACAAGCTCAGCAGTACGTCGGCAGGCTTCATTCCCTCGCGAGTGAGTGCGAAGTAGTTGGTCGGCGGAACGGTCGTTGTATCCTGGGTGATGCCAGTGATTTCATACCCTTGAGCAACCAGCCACCCCATAACGTTCTCTGGGACCTGGCTAACAGTCTGCGTGCTCCACCATATTCCCAAATACGGATTGAGAACACGAGGCAGAAGTATCGGGCTCTGGCCGGGACTCTGTTCTGGTACGTCTGGAATCGTCATGTCCCTATCTCCACTTTCCGCTTGGTTCGAAGTAGCACACAGCACCTTCCCATCCCCAAGTGCCGCTAGCTGATAACAGCAGGACCATAAACAACCCTCTGGCGCGAGGGTAGCTTCGGTGATTGACGCCAGCAGTCCAAACACCGCTGCTGTGGATGTTCGATGGCGAACCACCAGCCACCAGCGTTTCGATAGCCGCCTTGGCGTTAGCACTTACCTGCTCTGCTGTGTCGGCAACCAGAACGCGCCACGTCACGTTTGCGCTGCTGGCCGCTGTTATGCCGTGCATGCGCGTTATTCGTCCGTAGGTGTCACCGTCGTTCATTCGCAACGGCCCTAGAGCCACATGCGAACCAGAGTAGCCCACCTTGAACGGCCAGAAGGCTTGGCGATCTGTTTCATACAGCCAGGAAACCGCTGCCGTAGGAATGTGGATGTAAACACCTCGCGTTGCATGGTCGTATTCCAAAACCGTGTCAGCGTCCACAACACCTGTTAGCTGCTCTGGAATGACATCCTCAGACAAGGCCGTTAAACCGTCGCCACTTGCTGAAACGGTGTAAAGCCCCTGAGACGACAGGAAGTAGTAACGGTCCAGGTGATCGCGACACCAGGCTCTGGCGCCAACCATGCCAACATCACGAGAGATGTTTTGCAGTCCACCATCGGCAACCGGATCGCCGCGAACAACCCATAGCGAACTGCTGGTCGCCGCTAACAGGTAAGCATCCTTGTGCGGAACCAGTGCTACGACGTTTCCACCCAGTTCGCCCGCTTCCGACAGTTGCATCGCGAATGGTCGAGTCAGATCGCTCACGTCGAAAGCCATAGACCAGTCGGTGTAATCGCCTAGCCTGCTGGCGAAGATCGCTTGGCTGACAGGGCGGATGAACCGATCGCGATAGATGCAATCCGCTGCATGCGTGCTTCCAGGTGCCGATCCACCTGGGGAAGCCACCAGGAAACCGCCACTGTGAAACACACCTACCTGTTCCGCGGCTGCCGATGGAGTCCACGAGCCACCGCGCAGGCGACCAGTGAAATCCTGGGTACGGCAGTTCGTGCTCCATGGACAGGTGTAGCGCTCCCGCTTCCCTACTTCTTGACGAAAAGAGAGACCTCGGCCAACGCCATTAGGGAATACGATCTCTTTCGTCGCCACAGCATCTCCGATTTCGACTACGACAGAGCAACCGAGCCAGTATTGACCAGGATTTCCCAGCGGTATCCAGTCGTGTGGGACACTGAAACTAACTCAAGCTGATCGCCGACGTCGGCAAACACCGCTTGCGTGTTTCCAGTGACGTTAAGGCCATTGGCTGCTGTAACCGTGCAGTCGCCGCCATCCGTCTTCAAACGAAGCGTGAGACGGTTCCCAGCCTTCGTTGGATTGGCAAGTGTGCGAGCTTCAGCAGCAGCGGTTACCATTTCGCAAATTGCCAAATCCTTCTCTGGCGCAATCCGGCCACTTGCGCCTGGATCTCGCACCACATGGTCTGCATCCTTGATCGTGTTCAGGGTTCTGTGTGCATTGCCTGCTGGCATAACTATCTCCTTCGAAATGACGTTGCTAGTAAAAGTGAATCGTGAACCTAGTACGGTGGGTTGGTTATCATGATCGCTTCAATTGAACCCACCCCGCCGCTGCCACCTTGGGCGACAGCGACTTTAATTCGCTCGTTCTTGATCGGAATGAATTCGCTGGGATTTGTAGCCGCTGCACCATCGGCTACTGCATTGAGCAATGCACGCGGGTACCAGAACACATTGCTGGTGCCAGCGTTCGTTATTGTCAGGATCGGAATCCCGCTGGTTTCACCCGTAATAACCAAGTCTGTTCCGGTGGCGAGAGTGCCTGGGGTGTACTTCAGGCAAACCAAAAAGCCATTAAGCCCATTGTTGGCACCAGGCTGTAAATAAACCTCTGCGTTACCGCTGGCGTCTGTAGTGATGGCAATTTTGGCTGATGAAAACATAATGGTCTCGTTTTGTGTTACTTGTTACAGACTGTCGCCGTCAAACGTCAATCGGCCTATCCGTTGTTCTCGCAGCCGGTAAGCATAATCTACCACGCCAAACCTGCCACGCTCACCGCGCGGAGCATCAGGCCCCAGTGACGTTGGCGAGCTACGCTCTTGGTCATCCATGATCGCTCGTTCAATCAATTTCATGTACTGAGCCTCATAAACATGCTCACGTTCTTCGAAATTGTGCTCTGCCGATGCTAAGCACGCTTCCAGGATGACCTGGCTCAGCATCTCGCCACCAATTGGATAGATGTTCGTTCCGTCTACCAGGACTGGCCGCAAGATCATTGGCACCCTAAGCGTGTAAACTTGATCTGGCGCCGGGTACAGCACTAGCACCTTTCGACTGCCGACTGTCGGATCGAATGTTGACGTCCTAACCGTGTAGAACACAGGTCTGCCAAACTCGGCATCGCTTCCCTCTAAATAGCGAAGCGTCGAATCGTGCCTACGTTGCACTGGCGGATACCAGCTCTCTGGACTTGGGTAGAACGTCAGTGCGCTATCGTTCGCGATGGAATCAAACGTAGCGTCCAGCGGTATTTCCGGCCGAGCCAATTGGTAACTTGACGCAGTGGCAATCGTTACCGAAGTCGTGTCGAGCGTGATCTGTGTATTACTGCCACGGCTCGCTACTGAGTAATAGCGGTTGTCGACTTTCAGGACACCGACAGCGGCCCATGTTGGAAACGTTCCGCCAGTTAGCGTTACAACACCAGCCGCGATTGTGATCGTGCCTGTGGCGTATGGCGCTGTAGTGGTCACATCAGCCACTGGGCGTAAGAAAGACCAGTCGTGTGCAGCGTAAACTCGCTTCAGGCCATCCTGAATGCAATCTTCGATGTCGGCTGTCTGATCCGTCGAAAAGCCTGTGCGAATACCGAACAGGTAATGACCAACTCTCTTCAGCAGACTCAAATAGCTCGAACTCCAGCCAGTGCTTGCAACAGCATTGCCTGGGAAGGCTTGCGAGAATACGCTCGACTGAAACGCATTGTCAAATATGGCTGTCATGGCTTATGTCTTTGTAACTGTGACTCGATCATAACCAGAGCCGGAACCATTGTTCGTCCATGTGTAGTCAACGCCAATAATCAGCACGCTGGCACCGAATGTTCCCGACGTAGTATGTCCGCTTGTAGCCTCGTCCCATACTGAGTCAGCAATTGCAGAGGCTGTTGGTGGTCCGGCAGCAGACGAAGCAAACAGCAAATCGTAGACAGCTTGTTCAAGCACATAGAATCGACGAATCACTGTCAGTGCACCGCTAACAGCAACTACCACTTCCATCATCCCGGTTGTGTCGGTGTCGGTTGCATCGAGCACGGCAGAATACATTCCAGCAGAAATGTGAGTTGCACCACCACTGTTCTTGCTGGCCAGCGTGGTAGCACCACCCTTCCAAATCTTGATGTCAGTGTTCGCAATGGTCAGGCCAGTTTCAGCCGTGTTTCCATCGACGCTATCGACGAATTGGCCCAGCAGGATTTCTTGACTAGCAGTGGCTTTGCGAAGGTACATTTAAGCTGCCTGTTGTTGTTGATGGTGTCGGCGAAATACTGAAATGGCTGGGAGCAGCGCAAGGATCTGCGGAGCCATGACGGCAGCATACTGAATATGCCCTTCGGCTGTTAAATGCACACCTAAGCCGTTGTAGCTATAGCTTGCTAGCCAATCGGTTGGATTGTCGAAGAACACACAGCGAGCATTGTTCACGGCAGCTACCGCTGCAATTAGTTCACTTCGTCGACTGCGACCACACGGACACATGACGACGACAGTTGCTGTTGTTGTTGCTGCCAGTATTTCATTGATGGTTGATGTTGCATCCGTCGTGACACTGCTGCTGTCGTTCTGTCCATGGCAAATGAAGATGAGGTTTGGCTCAGGTACAAGCATGCCAGTGGTTAGTTTGCTAGAACCACTCGGGTTCAGGTCCCACCCGTCCTGCATTGTTGGAATAACACCAACACTAGGCGTCGTTATCCAGCCTTGGCCCGGCACGGAAGTGAGTGCAAGGTTGGCACCAACTGCGTCGGCCAGTAGCTGCGAAAACGAAACCACTGAATTAGACGTTCCATCAACTACCGACTGCGAACCCTCGCTATTTGAATCGCCGTAGCCTACGATCAGCCTAGGCCGTGTTTGAGAGGCTGAAACCGTCTGGCCTGTCGGAACCCTTGCGCCGTATGAAATGATCTCTGCATAGCGATTGCTAGCGCCATATCGAGCGCCTAGGTGCGATGACGAAACAACCACTTCCGCCGTGTGCGTGCCAGTTGCCAGCCCGGTAGCTATTTCCTTGTATACCAGAGTTTCGTCTGAAAGCGTGTGATATGTCCAATCACCACCATCAATGCGATAGGCGATCTTTGTTCTAATGTCCGACGTGAGCGCCACTTGTGAAGATGCGTCAAAGATCACGCCTGCTCGCGAGCCAGTGAAATCGAATCGCAGCAGTGCGCCCGGCTGACTGGATGCTTTGGTTCTTCCGCTCGATATCCACGCAATAGGCGTGTAGTAGAGAGCTGAGTCATTGGCGAAGTAATCGGTGGACGGAACTCCAAGCGTCACAGTGCATGCGGCGCTTGATAAGGTTGTTACCGCCGCTCCGTTGACCGAATCAACATCGACAGATCCTGTTCCGTTGAAACTGGCAGCGTAGGCGTACACTGTTCCAGACAGGCTGATCGTGTGGAAGTCTTCACCGTTCTGGCTAACGATGATCGAACTACCAGACTTTCGGAATCGAATGCGGTCAAACTTGGCAAACGTGCGCCCCGTGTATGAGGCATTGACGCTGCCATTGAGCAGGATGTATCCGCCACTGTTGTACCAGAACACATAGGCGTTAGTTAGCGAGCCGTCGCTAACCGTATTGATGCCGTAACCAACTCCATTCACAAGCTCAGTAATGACGTACTCGACGTAATGCCCATCCGACAGCGTTTCAGTCGCTGTCCAGTAGTGAGCGGCCCAAGAGCCTGTTGCTGTTGTGAATTGAAGTAGTGTGCTCATGCTTGATCTTACATGGGTGAACGTAAGCCGAATGTGTGGGGCAAGCCATTGCCAGCCCCACACTAAATCAGCGGCTGTTACTCGTACTGAGCGCAAGCCACCCAGTCGATGTTGATGGTCATTGCCGTATCGCCACCAATGTCCTTCATGCCAATGATCGGCGCAAGGAACACATCGTCAGGGAACGTAGCCGCGTCGACTTCCGTGGAAGTCAAGCGTGCTGGCGATTGCATTCCGCCTGGTCTAACGCCGTTGACGTACCATTCGACCGACCTTGGATTCGCACGGAAACGGAACCCGAGCTTGACGTAGGTGGAAGCTACTGCGGTATGCAGAGCGTCCAGCTTCGTTTTGGTGGCACCGTTCTGATAGGTCTGGCCATCAGCCTTGTAGGCAGCGTCGAATACCCCAGCTTCTGCAAGCAACTTGTTGAAGCCGAGGAAGTTCTTGTCAGCCAGCGCGCCCGTCGTGTCAACGAAAAGACCATCGGTCACGATCATGTTGGCCTCTCCGAGACCGATCCCAACCGACCACTTGGCAGCCGTGATGGCACTGACGTTCAGGCGACATTCAAAGGCCAAGTCTTTATTGGCCAAATAGAATGGTGCAGACGCCAATCCACCCCACTTGATCACAGCTTCATCGTTGGCAGCGTTACCGTCCACAGCCAGAGCCAGAACGCCTTTCGCCGTCGCCGTGTCGGCAGCCAAAGCAGCCGTACAACCAGTAGTGAGCAAGTTCATCCACGGACCAACTAGGGACGTTGCATTGAACGTGTGGAAGTCATCAAAGAACCCAAAGGCACGATTGCCACTTGGAGCTGTGTAAGAGCTTCCAGATGGGTTCATGCACTCAGGCGCAGCTATGTCGTTCCATATCCTTGGCGAGAGCAGTCTTGTCTCAATCTCATCGAAATGCGTGCGCGTCATAGTGCGCTCCTTTGGTAAAAGGGATTTGTCCCAGCTTAGGGTGGGCGTTGTCCCGAAATGAAAATGTGGCGGGCATTGGTTATCGTCCTGCCCGCCGATGGACGGTTGCTTTTTCAATTGACCAACTGTTGGACAATTGAACTATCCGCTTACGCGGTTTCAGTTACGGTGGTGGTACAGTAGCCACGGAAGTTAGCGCGGCGGTTGAAGCAAACCAGTTGCACCGCGTCATCCATGCAGCGAATGCGCACGTTGCTCATCTCTGGGTGCTGGAACGCCTTACGCTTGCGCATCTGGCGGCCAGGAGCATGGAAGGCCCGGAACGTCGACCAGTTCACACCCAGGACTACACCGTCAGTCCGTTGGTTGATGCTGGCCGCACTGGTCCAAGCTGGAATCCATGTTATGGGAACGCCACGGAGATAAACCTGTCCGCTGTGCGCGGCCATGTCATCGCCAATGTTGTCGTTACCCAGTTGCAGCAACCGGCGACACGCTGCCAAACGGCTATGCGTGGTCAGGATTTCCCAGTCGTGGCGCTTCTGGTCAACAATGTCTGGTCGCTGAACAGGTGGCGTGAACGAACACATATCCATCGAGCTGATGATCTTCTCCACGAAGTCATCGCGATTGACATCCGTGTAGGGGAACGTGCGGTTCTTCCACTGGTCGTAAACCGTGGGGTCGATTCCACCGATACCGTTCGATCCCCAGCCAACAGGCGCAACGCCGTCGAACCCTTCTTCCGAATTGTTCTCAGAAGTGCTGTCGTCGGTGGCAGTGATCCACCACAGTAGCGATACAGGCGGAAATGGATCGACCGTAGGACCGGAAGGTCCAGGGCCGAACATCAAGTCTTCCATCCCCTGATAGAACGACGTGATCAGGTCTCGCTCTTGGTCCGCCAGGTAGTCGTAAATTTGCTTACCACCAGTACGGAACACCTCTTCGTCGATGTCGTAGTGGTAGTTGTTGGTGGTCATGCCCCACTTCAACTCGCCCTCGGTGAGCGTCTTCACGCGACCCGACGAATCACGATGGTACAGCCCGACCACTTGGAAGTTGTTGTTAGTCGCCACCTTGATCTTCCACTTGCACTGTGACGTGCTCATGGTGTCTTTCTTCAGGTTGCCACTGAACAGACGCGAAGCGTACTTGTACTCTTGCAGCGGCAGGGAAAGATCCTGTGCCGCCAGCCGATCTTCACCAGTAAACTTCTGGTGAATAGAGGAAACGAAATCATCAATTTGTTCAACAGTTAGTGCCATGTGCACTTTTCCTTATCGTGTTATGACTGCGCCATTTCCCGGTAGAGGCGATCGAATTCATCACGAGGATCATCCGATGGCTTCTGCGGCCTGGTTGGGCTTCCGCCCAGTCGGCCGTCGCTCTGCTTTGAAATCTTGCGAGTCTGTTGTTTAAGTAATTTCTTGCTCAGTTCCTCATTGAAGAGGGAATGCGCAATACGGCGAACAATCGTGTCATTGAGTTCCACGGGGCGACCAACCGCCTCGCGACCTGCTAGATAGGTCTTAACCTCTTCGAACAGGCTTTCGCGTCGCTGCTTCTCCTGAACCGATTCCTTGTCGGTCACACCGAACAGATCGGCATGACCAAGTGAATCGACCAAGCTGTCGAACTTCTGTTCAGCGGCAATGGCATTGGCCGAAGTCAAACGAGATTCCAGCTCTGCGAAGCGAGACTCGTAATAGCCATGCAATCGCGAGAACTCACGGATAATCTCGTCGTCGTACATTTCAGGATTCAGCGCCACCTTGTACCGGCCATCATCCGGAGTTTCCTCCTTAGCTTGGTCGGTTGGCGGTTCTTCCTTTTTGACAAACTGGCCCTTCTCGTTTCGAGTTTGACCATCGCTTTCAGCCTTCGCCTTGCGGCCAGCTTCGAGCGCCATCTTGTCAGCCAGTCGGAACGCACGATCCAACTCCTCGCGACTGGTGAAATCGGCTATGTCCGATTCATCGAAACCATACGCGGCTGCCTCGGCTTTATCGGCATCAGTTAGCCACTTAGGGCTTTCTGCTGCTTTGCCGGATTTCTCGCCTTCATCCTCGGCGGTGTTACTGCCGGAATTTTTCTCGGCAGGTGTTTCGGTTGGCTTGTCTTCAGACTGGATGTTTCCAGCGTGCTCAGCGATGATCTGAGCATCAGACTTTTCGTCTGGTTCGCCTTTGCGCTCAACTTCTATCTCGTCAACCAATTGATCGACATAGGCGGCAATGTCTTCGGTGGTGGTGTCTGGTGTTACTTCAGAAAGGTCTTGAACTGCCATGGTATGGTTCCCCGTGCTGTGTTGTTTGAATGAAGTCGCTTAGCGGTCTCCGTACCCGCCGTCGATGTCGTGCATCTTGTTGCCTCGCATCTTTTCGTAAAGCGCCATCAGTTGATTGCGACCACGGCGACTGGTGATACGTGCTTGTCCGTTGTCCAAAATGGCAACGCCTGGGATCTTCTCTTTTTCCAGTGTCGCCCGCATTGCCTTCACTTGGCTTTTCATCACGCCCAGCGCGTCTGAAATGAGCGGGTCAGTGTCGGTGTAGGTGTTGGCAGTCATGGCAGGATCATCATCCAGCCAGTTCTTCTTCTTTGGAAGCAACTGATCGAGTTCTTCCTCAGTGACTACCTTGCCGTTGTACTTGGTAACGATTCCACTCATGCTGGTGCCCTTTGCATTGCTGCCTGTTGCTGTCCATTAAGCCGAGAGCCAGAACCCATCAGGCTTTGAATAAGCGAATTATTTCTGTTCTCAGCGGTGCCTCCGGTCGGGATGTTGCGACGAACAGTCTCGCGCGTGGTAACTGCTGGTGAACGCACTGTGTTCTGATCGCCGCCAAGCTGGTCTGCCGGTGTGGCGAACGTGATGAGCATCTCGATCTCTGGCTTGTTAAGCAGACGAGCCATTTCATTGACCAGCACTTGAACGTTCAGCGTGGCGCCCGATGCCTGGAACATGGGCCATAGAGGGGCAATCTGCTGTAGCACCTGGTAGTATTCCTGAAGGTGCTGCTGAGGTGTCTTGAAGACCATCGAGTACGGTTCGACTCGGAACTCGTAATCCTCGAAGTTTCCAACGCGGTATTCTGGCGTCCAGTTGGCACTAACTTGCACACCGCTATTGCCGACAGGCATTGAAGTCTGAAGTTCAAGCGTCTGATCCTCCCACATCAACCGGCCAAGGTCCAAGATGCAAGTGGCTGCGAAATTAACCACGCCAGTGCGCATGTCAGCTACGTTCTTAGATAGCTGACCGTGAATCAGTTCCTCTTGGCCAACAGTACCAGCCTGTGCCCCAAGGCCACCCATCGCAATAAGGTTACCAGCCAAGCGGTCAAACTCAGCTTGTACATACGCAGCGAACGCCATGTCTCGCTGGTCGACACCACCGGATTCGAACTGCTTGATTTGTTCTGGGCTCTTGGCGCGATACCAGCCGTTACGCTCGGCAGTCCTTAGCCGTTCCGCATCGTCCTCACTGCCAGGTGGATACACGTTGACGATTCTGTGCGCATCGGAATCTTCTTCCATGCGGCGATACAGCCTGTTCTGTAAATCGTGCATGCCTTTCAGGTTGATCGCCGGCGAAGTCGGGATGACGTTATCCGGCGTGTCACCCAGCGACAGGAACTTGTATGGCCCAGCCTGTGAGCCAGTCCACTCACGTTCGATCAGCGGTTCAATGTCTGGTTGATCGCAAGCTATGGTGACAACGGAATTGTTCTCTGCGATCCACAGGTCCATCAACCAGACCATATCCTTCAGGTCATCATCCTCAGCACTTCCATGCTCGGAAGCGATGTCGCGAGCTGCACCAACTGAGTCGTAATGTCCGCGACTGGTCGGACTGAGCTTTTTCTTAGCCTTCTTCGAATAGCCCGGTTCGTCCTTGACCTTTTCGAAGTCAGCGCGGTAGCGATGACCGCAGTACCGCATCTTGCTCAGTTCCTTGGCCGTCATGTCCAAGATCAAGTCGTCGAATGAAACTCGGTTGAACCAAGGTTGGCCAGGATCGAGCCACACATCCTCTTCCGATTCCAGCTTTCCGTGAAACCGGGTGTCTGTGTCGCGCATCATCACCACGCCACAGCCGAGGCAGAAGAACGCATCCAGCACGATGGCCCTGAACGTCTGGTCGAGAGCCATGTCGCTGATGAGCTTGTTCAGGTTCAGTTCGAACCTACGAGCAAACGCAATCGATTCCGTTCGCGGAGTAGAGATCAGCACTTGCGGATTGTTGGCTGCCAACGAGATCGTGTAGATACGAGCCGTCTGGTTCATGAGGTTGGCGAGTGTCTTGTTCTCAGCACCACCCTCGGCATAGAAGCTGCCAACGTAGTCTTGAATGAGCGCTTTCCGAACACGACGAAAGGGCTCCATCGCAGTGCGCGATGCAGTTATGGCCTTTAACAGCCGACCTCGCTTTTCGTCATTGGAGAGATCGAACATAAGCAGCCTATAAAGAAACGAAGGGCCAACGCCAATTGGCGCGGCCCCCGTTACAGGCTGCGATGGATTAACGGCATCTCAACGGTAGCTACTCCGTCTATGCCTTGTGGTTGCCGCGCTTAGCTAGCGCTGGCCCCTGGTTTCTTTGGTTTCACTCCAGTTTCTTGCGTGCGGGCAATCTCACCTTCTACAAGATTGCGAAAGCCCTGTGTGATTTTGAGTACATCGTCTGCCGTGCTGGCGGTTCGGATCAGGTTCAATACGATTTTCATTTTCTCTTGAACCAGCTTCTCGATTTCGTCCATTGCTTTCCCTTCAGGTTTCACCGCTGAAAAAGATTACCAACGCCCAATAATGTCTCGAAGGCCATAGTGCGGACTGTCAGATTTCACACTTTTCCGCTCCTGTTGTTCGCGCCACAGCCAGCTTCCGTACTCGGGAGTTTGACCACTTTCTTTGCTGTTGTCAATCTTATCATCAGCATTGTCGGTGTTGTAGACCAGCCAACAGCCAGCGGCGGAAATGGCTCTGTCGGCATGATTCTTGTCGGTTGAACCCCTATTTTTCGTCGGTGCATGCACGATCTTAGAACCGTCCCATTCGTACTCACCGCACTCGACGATCATCTGTTCCGATCGCGGAACACACCTGCCTTCTTCCATCGCCAGTGCGAACTGTTCGAACATATCCGCCTTGTCTGGATCTTGGCATGGCCAGCCAGGCTTGCGGCTTTTCTTCTGTGAACCGAGCTGTGTCACGTTCCGGTAAAACACATTTCCATAGTAAAGAACTTCCATGACTTCCTTGGCAAAGCCACCAGACGCACCAGAGTCCTCCCAGCCAAGCAATGCGTTTCGCAGCCACCTGCACAGCCCAACCACTCGCCGTGCAAACGGTCGCGGTTCCATGCCCTTGATGGTGTACTCAAGCACCTGCTCGCCTGTTCGGTTATCAATGGCCGTCATAACTGAATTGGAAGCGTAGGCGCTCACGCCACCTGAGGCGATGTCACAGCCTGCGGTAAACGGTCCCATCGGTGGCAAGTTGTCGATGCTTGGACGAAACCACAGTTTGAGCACACCGTCATCCCTGGGAAGCAAACCAGTGACCATGTGCGTTTCGGAATCGAACACAGGGTTGCCGATCCACACATGGTTCTTGCAGTGCTCTCGTTTCATCTTGTCGAGCAGGTCCGATGAAAAGACCTTGCCCACTGCACCACGCGGATTGCGGTCGAGCTGAGAGGCGATCAATCGCGGTGTTGCCGCTGGCCGTAGACATCGAGAGTCGTACCATGGACTTCGGACAACGTTGTCAAACTTGAAACCTTTTCGTTCAAGCCTTGTTCGCAGGTCTGGGTTCTCTTTGTGGTACTGACTGACTGCCGGTTGATCTTCCGGCTTCATGGCGATCGGAACGCCTTCACGCACGATGTACAAAAGCTTGTTCTGAAGTGGATGGTCTTTCCAATCCAAAATGAGATGCAAGCCGTTCTTCTTTGTGTCTGGATTCTCGCACAGCCGATGGAACACACCATCATCGACGTATCGAGCGCTGACGAGCCTCACACAGTTGGTCACGTCTTGAATCGATTCTTGAACCGCTTCGTCTTTCCCGCCAGCTACGAAGTCACGAGCCCCAGCTTCGTCTACTGTGAACACTGTCGCGCGACCACCGGCCGCAACGTCTTGACCAGCAGAGTAACCGCGCAGCAGTGAACCGTTGTCGTGATTGATGAAAGCGTGTTGCCCCAAGTGCCGTTCGAAGTTCGGTCGCATCCACCAAGGAAGTCGATCGAGTGCCCAAGCGACTTTCCACAGCACTGTGTTTGAGTCAGTCTTGCTGTCGATCAAATCTTCATTTCTCGTAACAAAACCAGCCGAAAACATTGGATCTCGCAACCAACGCCGAAGGTCAATCCACAGATAGCCAAACGAACCACCCTGCGCACGAGACTTGTCGAGTATCACGTCGACAGCTCGTTCTTCACGCTCGGCTGTGTCTATCGCTTCATCCATCGCGATGAACACAGACTGTTGGTGCGGGTACGGAATGAACGGCACAATTTTGAAGCGTGCACGCGGGTCGTAGCCCCAACAGCCGAAGGCCATCCAGAAACACAAGTCTTGCATGCAAGCTTGGTACAGGACATCGCGAAATCGTTTATCAACGATCGCACGTTCGCGACAGCGAATTCGCCAGCGAAGGTTCTCAACAGGGTCTTTTGGAACGAGGTCGTAGTATGGTGATGTCATGCCAGAAGTATCCGGCATGGCATGGCTTGGGTCAATTACGTTCTCTTACTAGCCACAACAAACTCTGCTGGCAAGTCATCAAGATTGAACGCACGAAACCAAGACGAAGCCGCATCAGTGTTTTGCTTTTGGCTTCCAGGTATTTCACCCTTACCGCTGATGATGTGCCGATTGAACCACAAGCGAAACACTTTCATGTCTCCCAAGAACCATCGGCATAAAGACGATTCTTGTTCATCAGCGAATCCGTACAGGAAATAGTCACCCCAGCCTTCGATTATCTTTGTCAGTTCAGTCTTAACGCCGCTGGGTCGACCCTCTCGGATGGTAAATTCATTTCCATAACGACTTGCATATTGATGCTTGCGCACTCGGCAGCCAATCCTGACCGCTTCCATTCTCAGGACAATCAAGTCGGTGTTTCGCTCTGCATCCTCCTCTTGCGGTGGTTCGCCAATCAAGTGCTCACCAAGTATCCGCTTGATCTCGGGCAGAAACTTGTCTGACCATCGCTTGTCATCAGTCCATCCCATTTGCCGCCTCTTTACCCCAAGAGTCGAAGCCCTTTAATGGTCGCCGATTGAACATATCCAACCTGCGGCCTGCCGTAACACGACGCAGTATTTCGTAAAACTCTTCTGGCTTCTCGCTGTGCTTTCCTCGTGGTGCTTCGAAGCAAGTGTTAAAAGACTTCGTGCTCACAAACTTTGGTGAGCCTTTTCTGGCGTACAAAACAAACTCACAGTTGAACTGCGGAAGTCCAATCGGCTGAAAGCCACCAGGCTTGTGCCACACGAAGGTGCACACATACTTCAGTCCCCATGCTTCTAGCAACCTAAGAGCCATAGGCAAGAATTTGTGAGTTGTCCAAACCCAAACGTGGCAATCGCTTGCTAGCGGAATAGGCAGTGATCGCAGTTCCTCTTCCTGCATGACTGGATAGTCGAAGGCTACTTGATTCGGCCTTTCGTCACGATCGATCTT